AATATTATACGGTGGCCGCTTTTGGGGCGAAAATTGGGGATTTGAATTTCAAAACTTTTTCATAATTCCCAAATTGCCATTTGGGTGCTCGGTATAAATGAGCACCCAAAGCCCCCCATTCCGTAGAGTTTTGAGAGCACCCATTGCATACGTCAGCAAAATGCCTCGTCAAGCAGGTTTCCAAGTTAAGGCTAAAAATATTTTCCTTACTTATCCCAAATGCTCTTTAAATAAAGAGCAAGCCCTAGACCTGTTGCACAAAATTCAGTGCCCATCGGATAAACTATTTATCAGAGTTGCTCAGGAGCAACATCAAGATGGGTCTCTGCACCTCCATGCCCTTATCCAATTCAAGGGTAAAGCCCAGTTCAGAAATCCCAGACACTTCGACCTCGTGCACCCTCATAATTCCACCCAATTCCACCCCAATTTCCAGGGAGCTAAATCCTCTTCTGATGTCAAGGCATACATCGAGAAGGACGGAGATTATATCGACTGGGGTGAATTCCAGGTCGACGGCAGATCTGCTAGAGGAGGTCAGCAGACGGCTAATGATGCAGCAGCAGAAGCCTTAAACACAGGATCTGCTGAGGCGGCATTAGCAATAATTAGGGAGAAACTCCCTAAAGATTTTATTTTTCAATATCATAATTTACGTAGTAATTTAGATAGGATTTTTTCTCCTCCTCCTTCTGTATATTCTTCTCCTTTTTCATCTTCTTCTTTCAACGCCGTTCCTGACATTATCAGCGACTGGGCCGCTGAAAATGTCATGGATTCCGCTGCGCGGCCGGATAGGCCCATTAGTATTGTTATTGAAGGGCCAAGCAGAATAGGTAAAACAGTTTGGGCTCGGTCTTTAGGCCCACATAATTATCTGTGTGGGCACTTGGACCTGAGTCCAAGAGTGTACAGCAACAGTGCTTGGTACAACGTCATTGATGACGTCGACCCCCAATACCTAAAGCACTTTAAAGAATTCATTGGGGCCCAGAGAGACTGGCAATCCAACACAAAGTACGGGAAGCCAGTTCAAATTAAAGGTGGAATTCCCACTATCTTCCTTTGCAATCCAGGCGAAGGATCATCATTTAAATCCTGGCTAGATAAGCCAGAACAAGACGCACTGAGGCAGTGGGCTTGCAAGAACGCAGTATTCTGTAATGTCAGAAGCCCATTCTGGAGACAAGAGGAAGGCGCCAATTCAGGAGCCAATTCACGCAGCGGCTAAAAAAAAACGCCGCATACCAGAGCAAAGGACCAGGATAGTGTGGAAGCAGTGCGGCTGTTCAGCTTTCATCACACCTCAGTGCAAGTACCAGAATGGATTCACGCACTGGGGAATTACTAAGTCATGCACAGACTACGAGAGCAGTCGAATTCTTCGACAACCCCATGTCAATTGGTCGGACTGCACCGTTTTTCCTCAAGTGTTTATACGCCCACCGGAGCGAAGCGGGGAAAACAATCCTGAAGTTCCAACTGCAAGTGAACCACCGCGAGAGGAAGCAACTGGGCTTCCACAAGATATTCCTGCAGTTCAGGATAATTTCAGCCCGTCTGACTGGTGCTATTCACAGTTGGACTGGTATTTTGACACGCCTTAAATGGCGTATTTGTAATGAATTAAGTAGTTTAGGTTATTTTTCATTGTATAACTTAGTTTATGTAATTAGGAATTTACCTCACAAGTTCTTGTGGGTAGAAGAAGTAGATGTAATTGACTGCAAAGATGATGTAAAAACACTACTATATTAATGAAAGAACAATTTTATTAATTATTGTGCGAATCATAGAAATAAGCCCTGCAACGCAGAGTCTGATATACAGGATTGCTAGCATGACTGCTAGCAGAATACAACATCAAAGCATTTTCTAAATGATTTTCGTACTTAGCTTCTTCCTTGTGATTGTAAGTAACATGGTTATACAAACCCTTAAAAAACTTCCTAACTAATGCCTGTTCCTTATGGTTATAAGGACCACCAGAAACAGTTACAGAGAATTTCTTCAATACCTGCATTCTATCTCTCAGATCCATTCGGATCTTAGCAGTAGTGGGCTCATTATCATACATAGTAAAGGCCTGACTAAATGTTAATGGGTCCTTATTGGGCCTTCTATCACGGATCAACCAGTAAGTGATGATGTTGGTGTGGTCTCTTTTGGCGACATTGTCGTCCATCCAGACCTTACCATCAATGCCCATGGACTTAATGCACACCCTCTTACCCAAACGATGGGTAAGCCCAGTACCCCTAGTAAAATCAGAGACACAGACAAAGGTCCCACTGTGTGGGACATCCATCTTGAATTCGTAGTCCTGTACCTTACAGGGTCCAACGCATCCCTTCGGGATGCGGTCACCCCTCTTTCTCTTCATCCGTACGCCTCTTGAAACCGGGACATAGCTTCGGGCAGCAATTGGGACAGCATTCCCAGTGTAGGGCACGATAGCTGTCTCGAAGTTCAGCCTCCGTCTTACCGGTCTCCCCCCATACGGATGAAATCTCTGCGTAACGCGCATTCGCCCTGTCATACTGTCTCACCCTGAAGATGCGGATGAGCTCCGAGCAGAGCTCGAACCCTAGGGTTCCTGGCTCGTATTTCTTCAAAATACTCTGCAGGTATTTTACGGATAGCATACACCTGAAACCGTATAAAGTATCAGGGAGTGGGTTCTGCAATGGGTCCCACAGGGTATCCATCCTTGGCGACCAAGACTGGAACAGGATTGGCCAATTTAAAGTGGAGTCATCATTAAAGCATTAAAGTAAAGGCGCGTGGTCCCCTTGTGGGGCCCACAAAAAAAGAGGCGCGCGGCCACCGGT